CAGCACCGCCCAAGCCAGCAAAGCCTGGAATGCCAACACCTGCCAAGCCACCAGTAGCAGCCAAAGCTCCAAGAGCAGCAATGGGAACGGCATTCTTTGACAAGCTCAAGTCTTTATCTGCTTGTGCCAGCGCATTGCTGACGCTACCCACAGGGTTAGAAACAAAACTGCTTGCGGCACTGCCAAGTTGATTTAATGCGCCCATTTGAACCTCAAAGTTGCTTCATACATTCTGAATAAACCATCATCAATCTTTTTGATTTCTGACGGGTAGGTGATTTGTGAAAACAAGTCATTGATCCTTGGGTTGTCGTAAAACGTGACTGCAAAGTCATGCCCATGATCATTCAAGTCATCGAGGTACTTCTGCACGTTGGACACAAGGTCTTTGGCACGTTCACCGTTGATGCAGTGGAATTCGATGCCGTTCTTCTCGATCTTCTTTGTCAGGATCAGAGTGTCACCCTGACGCACAACAAAGTTCCCCGTCTTAGGCGCATTCATCAAACCATCAAAGTAGGCGTCAACTGTCATGGCAAAGCCACCATAGTTCTTCGCCAGGTCTTCGGTGAGGATTTGTCTGATGTCTTTCATGGCTGAATTTTAAGTCTCAACGCTTGCCAGCGGGTAACACGTCCAAACGGTTCAAGCCAACTCGCCAGTCACCCAGCACCGCCCCGGTGTACCTGATCTTGACCTGACGCGCTGAAAACCGCACGCTTGTGGGTTCGCTGGCAGAGTAGGGTCCATAAGTTGTCTCTGTGGCCGTTGGGTACATGCGAGTTTTAAATGACACGACAACCTCGCCTAGGGTCTGCTCGTCAGGGATCAACTGACGCACATTCATAATGTTTTCACCCGGTTGGATCTCAATAGGGCCAGACTCAACAAACGGCGCGACAGAGTCATACGCAAACCCGACTTCGTGTTCGTAGATGTAACTGTCAGCAGAAACCATCAAGGGGTTTAGGTAGACGCCCCGGTCAGTGCCAGCCGTGCGAGACAGGGAGCCAATGGCCCAGTGATTCTCGCGGTAGTTATACGTCACATAAGAATCGTTCTCATTGCTGGCATTTGATGGGTAGAACCAAATGATCTCGCCATACTTTGAGTTGTGAACAGCATAAACCTTGCTGACCTGGTTGGCGTTGATGTTTTGGAAGATGTAGTCGCCAACGTCACAAGCCAATGGCTTGACGTACCCGTCATAAACCCAAAAGCCAGAATTGCTCATCCAGATCGCGGCAGTATCAATGGCCGCAACGGCCTGGGTTGAGATCAAGCCACAACCAGACCCGGCCTTCTCAAAACTGTACACATAGGGCAGGCCAATGTAGGTGCTGACGTGAACATCAACATCTGTAAACAGCAAGTTGACACCGCGCACGCGCTTGCCAGCTTTCAGTGACCCAACAGTGATCAGCTCAAATGAACCTGCCTGGTTTGTTGCTGCCGGGGTCCAGATGGTGTTGTTTTCCTGGTCACACCATTGGACCTTGCGGGGATCTCCACCAGCACCCAACGCAAAGACAAAGCGCTCTGCCGTTGTCATAACGGCGTTGCAACCCGTTGGCGCGTTGGTGATGGCAGCGGCCAGGGTCGGCGTTGAAAAGCCCAACTGCCACTCGTAGAGCTTGCCATCGGCATCTGAGCAGGCGACCAGGTACTCTCCCCAGGTATCCAAGCTCCAGGTCGTTGCTGGCGTCACTGTGCCGGTATCTGGGCGCTGCACGCCATAGGCAAAGTTGCCATAAGTGGAGTACCCGTACCCGGTCTTGGTGGCTGCATCAGCAATGCCAACAGTCAATCCTGTTGGCGTAATGTCTTTGAGAGTCCCTGCCTCATTCATGGCGTAGAGCTTGGAATTCGTACCGGCAGCGATCCAGCGATCCCCTGAGTTGTCGCGCCAGGTGATCAAGCCCCGGCATGACCCGGTGAGCTGGGATGCCGATCTCTTGCGCCATCCACCAATCGGACGCAAAGTACCCTCAAACCAGCGCACCAAGTTGGCGTCAAACCAACGGCCAGAGGTTTGATACTCTGTGCCGTTACGGTAAACGCCTGGGGGGATTCTGAGGGGGACAAGTGCCATGATGTGATTATGCGGAAAGATTGGACACAAAACTCACGGTGGCAATGACTGATGGAATTGCTGGCCTGGTTGGACTGGTCCCGGCAGCAAAGTGCTCGATGGAGACGCCAACGTCTGATGGCCGCCACATGAGTTGCAGGTAATCGTTTTGCTCCAAATCGACAAAGTAATTCAAAGCTCCGATCATATGGGATGGGTCTCCTGAGCTTTTCCTGGGTGCCAACCCAAACCGCGACCCTGACTTGGCAATGTCAGTGCCATTCTTGCGAAACCAGACCTCAACGTCTTGCGTGTCATTTGTTGTGTTTTTGAATTGCACGCTGAATTGCACGTTGTAAACCCCACCCTGCGACACGTTCAGACGTGAAGTATTTGACAGAGTTACCCCATTTGCATAGTCAGTTGTGTCAAATGTGATGGCGTATGCGGTTGTGGTGTTGGCCGCTGTCTGGTCGGTCCCATCTTGAAACGCACCATATGGCAGGTTCAAGTACTTGCCACCTCGCGGCCCAAGGACCGTTGACAGGATATTGGTGAGCTTGCGAAAGTAGGTCAGCAGGCCGCGATGGGATTGCGCAGTCAGTCTCTCGTCATAGACCGCGCCAGGTGAGGGCAGGTCTGGAGGTGCCGGTGTTTGGAGCTGCTGGTACAGGTTTGTCATGTCAGGACTGCCAAAGCCTCATTGGTGTGCTTAATTCGGTCTTCGAGGCCAATTGTCCCCCCGTTAATCTTCTTCGTGAGCGCTGCCCAGTCCCCTGCCTCGGCCAGGCGGTTGCAGTCATGCGTTGACCAGAACCATCCTGCCGTCAAGGCAGCGTATTTTGGAGTGGCGACCAACTCGGGCTGCATGACAAAGTCAACGCCCAAGGCTTGACCTGCGTGAAAATAATTGCTGTGCCCGGTGAGTTGGATGCAACCTCTGCCGATAAACCTGGCGGCATCGCCTGATGCCTCGTTGCGGTTTCCCATACGATCACAGTAAACCTTGTTGGCGATCTTGCTAGGCTGACCCGCGTACTGATTTGCAACGTCAAGAGTGGGGAAACGCTTGGGCCACAACTTCATCAGCGTGGCTGCGCGGTAATTTAAGTTTTCTTGCAGCACCTTGAAGTTCCCACATTCATGGCCGCATTGCCCAATGAATGCAGCCTGCTGTCTCTTGGTGGAGATGTTGAACCGGCCAAAGGTTTCATTGAGCGCATCAACCCACTCAGGGCCAATGTGCAGCTTTTTGAGTTGTTCACTGTTTACCATTGATGGCCTCTCTCACTTTGTTGTAGGTGTCGATGCAGGCGTTGAGCTGGACGGTGTTTCTGTCTCCCTCGATGGCGATGGCGACAAGAGCTTTAATAATCTCTCTGTCAGTGTCGGGTCTTGCTTTGTCCCGATCTCCGCTGGGAGGGCTGGCATCTGGGGTGGCTGGTACGCAACTTGGGGTGGACGGGACCGGGAGGCGCAACTGGTTAGCATCAATAAGATTATTAATGTCAGACTGCTTTTTATTGATCTCATTCTTGGCCTTTCGCAGGGTTTCAGTTTGATTGTTCAGTGAGCTTGCCAGCTCTTGCTCTTTGGCGCGTGACTCTGCATTGAGCTTGGCAATATGAGCCTGCATCTCAGCGTCCCGGTCAGCATAACCAACATGGTGGCCGTAACCATAGGCACCGCCAATGGCAATCATGGCCGCGATGATCAGGTATGGATTCACTGCCCAGCCTCACGTCTTGCTGCTGCGATCTCCTCGCGGACATGATCGGGTTCCAGGTGCTCGGGTGGCGTTGTCGGTGGAGGTGGAGGCGTCCAGCTCTCATCCAGGGGTGGATTGATCCACACTGGCAAAGCACCGCTGGGAGGCGCAGAAACAGGGCTAGAAGGCGCTGGTGCAGCCGGGGCAGGCGTAGGTGGCGGTGTAGGGTTTATTGCGGCAGTGACGGCCCCCACAGCACGCTTGCCCACAATGCCGCCGATACCGCCAACAATCAACAGCACAATGTCGTTGAGCATCTTGGTGTAAGCCTGGTCGATGGGCGCCATGGACTTGATGGGCTGAGTGACAAACGTCACTGAATAGAGCAGGGCAAACACAATGCCAAGCAAAATGACGGTGATCATCACCACAACAAAGCCCCAGATACGAACCTCAATCTCTTCAGGGGTGTATTTACTTTTTAGCATCTTCGGCCTTTGCTGGTTCAATCTTGTTTGTCAATACCGGGGCAACTAAATACTCAGGGCAGGTTTGCGTAAATAAGCAGCGAGGTTTCTGGCACTCTTTGAGTTCAAAGTTGTCAGGGTTCTGGCAGGTGTATCGATACCGATCCTCGCACCCAGCAAGCACCATGATGGTCAGACAAAGCAGCAGTCTCATTCAGTCTTCCTTTCTGTTGGCCTGGTCCATCTTCTTTCGGTCTTCCTCGAGCTGCTTGCGCAACCTCTCCATGCGATCAATCTGGGCTTTGCTTTCCTTTTGCACGGCCAGGGTATCAAAGTAGATTACTGAGATTATTGGCAGCATCAAGCAAAAAACTAGGACCATGCATATGAGCGCGATCAGAAACCCCATCTGGTCTTTCGGTCCATCACCAGGAGTGACCAAAACACGGCCAGGTATAGGATCACGCACAAGGCGGCTCCCAGGTAGATTGCTTTGTCTTGCAGGTCCGCGATTACCCGTCTTCGTTGCCATCTCGCCTGCGCCTCACGTTGATCTCGCACTGCCCTGGCTTGCTCTT